GTCATCACTTGAATATCGATAAACGCGCCGTTGAGTGCAGTTTCCCCAGGAAAGCTCCACTCAAGTTGAAAAACCACATCCCGCCCAAGGCCAAGGCGTCGCCAAGAGGGTGCGGTTAGATTTTGCCCCTGCGCACCGACTGTCTGCGGGACAGGGTTGCCAAATGTTTTTCCCTTATCATAACTCCAACTAAGCAAAACTTCCGGGGGAGTGACGATGTATTCCTGGACCCAGATGTATGCTGTGCCAGTGAATGTTGGGGTGAGAGTTGCTGACCAAGCGTCGTTTTCCACCTGAGCGATTGTGGTCAGCGTCGGTGGGGTGTATTGATCCGGGGCGATGCCAACCGAGACATAACTTACATTGCTTTGCGACGGAACCCCCGAGTAAACAAAAGGCACATTCACATGCACTGTCCCACTAATCGTACACATCGGAGCAGTAGACGGAAACCACAAAATCTGCAAGTTACTCTGGTAGAGTTTACTCGCGTTGATATTTTGCCCAAGAATTTGTACGTTACTTTGGAAAAGTTGCGTGTTTGCACCTTCCGCCCCCAGCAGTTGCAAATTTGCCTGGAAGAGTTGGGTATTGCTCACTTAAACTTCCCGCTTCGCACCGCAGAAAACCTGCCCTGCGGTGTTGAATTTTGCAGGTGCCCAATTGGCACTGGTGGCGGGATCAACCAGCCAAATGTCGCTGTATTTGTAAGGCGATGCCAGCATTGTGCGGCTGGTTCCTTGGTAGGTGAACCCTCCAGACTCAATGGTAGAGCTAAGCGAACACGTCCCAGCGGTGTTTTCATTCCCGACAAAAGTGGTCTGCACCGCGAGGATATTCCCAATCGGAAACCCCGTTACTGAGCTCGGCAAAGGCAGCCCGTAAAGATCTTGCTGCCCGGCAGCAGTCCCACTATTATATGTTCCGGTCTGAAAAGAACTCCCATTGATGTTGGAGTAATTCATCCCAGTCGATGGTGTCATTGCAACGGCAGAATTGGAGTTTGGAAAAAGCGTTGTGACTGCCGGTCCCATCGCCCCAGCAACAGTCGACAAAAACGTATTGAATGGGGCACTGCCAGTCGTATCACAACCATAAAGATCATCAACAAAACCGTTGGCGTAATTGGAACCCGTAACCATATTAAACCCACCAAAGCCAACAGTACTCCCATGTGAACCTTGAGTATTTACATTTGTCAAAGATAGCACTGTCACTCCGTTTACTTTCACAATGACACTGCCTGTTGTAGTACCAACCGTTACCAAAACTTCCAATTCAAACCAAACATTTAATTGTGTTTGATATGCAGCAGTCCCCAGTGTACCTAATGGACCAGACACAACAACAGACGAAATTCCACTAACAAAATTAATCTGCGCCGTAACCAAAGTATTGCCATTTGTATCAGCAAAAGTAAGTCCGCATGGAAAATAATAACCAGCAGCACCCTCACACAAGAAGCGCCCACCCAAAATAAAAGAACTGACAGGCGTTGTAATATTTCTTAAGCAAACACCACCTAAAGTAACACCATAAAAACCAAGACCATTTCCGCCGAATGCACCACCGACTAGGGCATTTGGCGGATTATTTGAATACGAATAAATACTCGCGAAAGAACTTGAGTTCCCCGTCCCATAGTCATCCATTCCATCAAAAAATACCAGCGCCATTTATGCCACCACTGTAAATTGGCAAATTTTCGGCGTGCCATTGGCAACCCCGATTGTTTGCAAGTTGCCGACCTCGATATCAGCCATGAATTGGTCATAGCGGATACGCTTACCCTCCAAATGTGAAAGGCCACTCTTTGGATCATAACTCGTCATTAAGTGTGGGAAACCCCGGACTCTCTTGATAGGTTGCCCATCATCCGTGTAAGCCCCGAGGTCCAGTTCATAAATCTTGCCATTGGCCCAATCCCCGCAAACAACCTTCCCATACATATTCGCAATGCAGTTTGCTCTATGCCTATGCTCAAACCCATTGTTATCAATCCACGCCCGCTCATGCCAAAGCTGCGTGACAGCATCATAAACGAAAGTCCTACTCGCCGCAGGGAAAGTCAGGACATAAAATGTATGGCCTTGCTGTTGGTAAGTCATCCCAATCGCATCGGTTATTTCAATAAACCCTTGGATAACCGCCTCGATCGCATGAGTTGAAATTCGCAAAACTTGCCCACCCGAGCCTTGGTAAACCACGCCCTGTCCCTGTGCGTTTTGCCCAAGCCACCAGACAAAAACATCCGCCACCGCGATGCTCGAGGCCGCAGCGCAGCCTACTTGAAAAAACGAACCCTGAATCTGACCGAAGGGAAAGTCCGCTTGTCCGGCGTCATACCAAAGCTCCGTCGTCTTCTGTCCGATGACCCAGAGGATTCTCTGGCAGACAGCAAGCCCGGCAATCCAATCTGGTGCGCCAGTCCGCCCGACAAGATAAAGCGGATCAAACGTAAGGCTATTGCTAAGCGAGCAATACATGACATTTGTGTTTGGCTGGGAGAAAATAAAAAACGAGTCAAGATACGCCACGTTGATCGAGCCAACAAAACTTCCAGTTGGGTCTTCAATTTGGGAGACAAAATTTGCATTGGAAGTGCCGGTTATTTGGGTGGGGTGAGTCACATTCTGAGAGACACTAATCGAGTACGTCCCAGGGCCACCTGTGCCGCTACCAAGTGCCGTGATGGTGCAGGTTTGTATCCCAGGGCCATTCAATGTCAAGCCAACAACAAAGCTTCCGGTCGGTGCGGGAGTGGATTCAATGGTGAGGATCGATCCGGATATTGTTCCGGTGCCTGTAGCGGTCGAACCAGAGGTAAGGGCAATCTGATACCCCGCAGTCGTGCGGTCAATAATGACAATATCAATGCCGTTATCTTGCATATAGACATTGCCAGTAGATGTTGGGAGTGTGCCAATTTTTGCCAGAGCAAACGAGGAAGAAACTGTATAAACTCCTGAGCCAATAATCGCATATCCCTGGTTATTGGATGCAGTGTATAAACACCTGACCTGTGCGTTGGTGAGCGAGTCCACCAGCGTTGTCAACCCAGGCGTCAGGTAGTTGGTCATCGGTGCAGGGGCATCCTCGGTGTTTCCCTCCGGGTAGAGGTTTAAACACCGCTGAGCATTTGCAATGTATGATCTGGCTTGGTAGTAGCCCTGTGTGAGGGCAATCCTCGTCATCTATTTTGATCCGCGTAGATGTTATACTGGCCCCGGCGCACCAGCACCCTCGGCATATGCAATCTGCCCACCTGAGGGTTTGCCTGCCTGATCACATTGAGGGAGTCTTTTGCCATCCCTACCACAATCGGACTAGGCTCCATTTGAAACAGCGGCGCAAGCCTCAAGGTCAGGTTCCATTGCAGGGCATTCAAATATTCCAGTGGGAGTGAAATCACTTCTGTCAGTGAGGTAAATTGCTGAATGTCATTTTTGTAAATGATATGCAATTCATACAACGTCGCAGGAAGCACCGGCCATGTGTAGATATTTCCCACCGGAAAACCAGTATCGTAAAACACATAACTGGAGAATGCCTGCATGGTTTTGACTTGTATCCTAGCGTAATCTTCCCGCGCCAGGATAATTTCCAGCGGATAATCAATCGGCAACCCACCGTTCACTGGCTGCCGCATAAACGCTGCACTAATAACATTTGGCCGGGGAGTGACATCAAAATCACCACCCGGACCAATTGTGTAGCTGAGCGCTCCAGTTGAGGGGATAAAACTTTCAATCAACTCATAAACGAGCCAGCGCTTCCGTGACCACTCCCCCACCATTTGGTTCAAAATCATCACTGCGTCATTGACATCTTCCGCGCGCGGAGTCTGCCCGACACCAACTGCACCCGAGTTCTTGAGTGCAAGTTTGATGATATCATTGACGGTAGTTGTGGTGGAGAGAGTAGCGCTCACGGCGAACTCCTAGATTTTAAGTTTGCTCTCAGGTTTGACCAACTCTTCCGGTTTTTTAACCCAGCCGACCTTGAGTGCAGCTTCCAATTCCGCTTTGTCATTCACGACCAAGTGATCCGGCTTCTTAGCATCACCTTTGAGAAGCTGCATCGGAAATTCCCGATATTCATAATCTTCAAAATACATACCATCATAAACAGTATGGCGCGGTTGAACTTTCGGCATTTTTAGCTCCTGTTAAAAAGAAGTGGGGGCACAAGGCCCCCACCGTTGGTTAGTTAGGCGTTACAAGGTCCGCGATTACCACTGCCCACTCCGGTCGAATGTACAGGTAGCCAAAGAGCACATCCATTCGAGTGATAAATTGGTCAGTCGCGATATTGTACTGCGTCACCATACGCATCGAGACCCCATCAAACTCTTCCCGCGCAGCTTCATGTACACCACGGGGGAGTTCCAGGTCAGCAGTCGCCAGGGTGATAGCTTCCGGTACGAAAGAGAAGTTCTTCCGGTAGGCCTGACCTGCGGTGAGCGCCCCAGCATACGACAGGGTAGCGTTGTTCGCGGGGAGTGCAGCAACAGTCTGGTACTGGCTCTGCCCACCACCAACTGCAGGGCCAACAATCGCCGGGTAGATGTTCAGTACCGTGCTACCAGCCGGGGCCGGAGCTGTCAGGGTAAAGTTCCTGAGTGCGCCAGTGTCCTGCTTGGTGATACGGTTGACGCTGTTCACCCCGGAGATCGTGATGATATCACCCTGGTTGAAAGAGCCAGCCAAGGCATTTACCACGAGGGTCAAGCCCGTCTGCCCTGCACCATTCACCGTAGCAGCACCCGAAACACTCGTCCCGTTTGTGTGGCTAAGAACTGTCTGATCGCTCATCCAGTCAAAACCCAGGGCTTCCTGCATCTTCCCAGTTGTGTACTGACGGGAAATGGTGGTCTGCGGATTGAAAAGCCCCGCAAGGGTTGCAACTGCCGAGGCCTGCGTCCGGGGATGGTTGACGATCTTGCGATTGCCAACCGGAGCAGAGTTCTCATCCAGCACCGCGCCACTATCCAGGTAGATGCTTGCACCAGGGGATGCCAGAACACCGCCGGGAGCATTTGCCACGAGGTTAGAAACGCCACCTTCCGAGCCGCTCATAATGGTATACGCAATCGAGCCTGCGGTGTTGTTCACCGCCGGTGCGAGCACGCGCTTCGAGTAATCATCGAGGGAGAGGCTGCGTTCCGCACTGGAAAAGCTCACATCAACGCCACGCTGGTCAGCGAGAACGAGGGTGGTCGAGGGTTCCGTGGTGTCCTG